CTATCTAACAAAGATTTTTGGTAACAGTGCAGCATCTATAGATTATCCTGTATATGTACAATATGAAAATTCTAATGCTACTAGCTTATTTAATAATTTGTTAGATGTTACTGTAGAGTTGGCAATTATACAAAATCATGCATTTTTACAAGATTATAAAGAAGCTTCAACACCATGGATTACGTCGCAGTTGGTAGGATCTACCGTTAAAAACTTGTTTAAGTTTCATACATTATCTCATGGTACTGCAACTAATTATCAAATAAAAGTTGGAATACGTAATATTCGATTAGCATCGCAAGTACCAGGTAGCGAATATGGAGAATTTAGTGTAGATATCTATCGTGTTAATACTACTAACATACCAAATCCTGTAGTTGAATATGAACAAGAACCTACTGCTCCGGTAGAAACGTATGAAAATTGTAGTTTAGATCCATTATCATCAAATTATATTGGAAAAATGATTGGAGATCGTTATCAATCAGTAACCGAAGATGGTAATGTGGTAATATCCGGAGAATATCCAATTGTATCTAAATATGTTAGGATAGTAGTTAGCGATTCTGTAAAAAACAGAAACTCTTCAATTAAGTCAATGATTCCATTTGGCTTTAGAGCATTACAAGCTCCAACAGCAATGGCTTCGGGATCTATTAATTTTTCTGCAGTATCATATGTAGTATCACAAGATACTAATACTGGTTTTAATCCAACAACATATCATGGGTTTGATTATATTAACAATATAAACAACTTAAACTATTTAGCACCAGTTCCTACTTCGGGTTCAACTACCGGTAGCAATGTAGATTTCTATCTAGGAAATGTAAGTCAATCATTAAATGCTGCTACTCCTAGTACAAATCCATATACTGGTTCTCTTCAAGCACAATTAGTTGGTGGTGATTTTGTTAATAACATTAGCACAAACACAAAAAGATTCATAGTACCATTCCAAGGAGGATTTGATGGAGCACAACCAAATTTACCAAAATATTCCGGAGAGAATATTGATGATACCAATACATTTGGATTTGATTGTAGCACAACATCATCACCTGGTACTAAAGCATATAACAAAGCGTTATCAGTATTAAGCAATACAGATTACTATGATTTTAATATATTGTTTACTCCAGGTATTATTGAAAGTTTACATGATTCAGTTGCATTAAATGCAAGAAACATGGTAACAACACGCCAGGATGCATTTTATGTAATGGATTGTAATCATATAACTGACAGTATTCAGACCGTTGTTAACAACATGAATACAATTGATAATAATTATACTGCTACATATTGGCCATGGGTACAAATTCCAGCATTGGGACAGAACAATAGATTGATATGGACACCCCCATCTATCGTAGTAGCCGGAGCGTTGGCATTCAACGATTCTACCAGAGCTCCGTGGTATGCACCAGCTGGATTATCGCGCGGTGGATTGACAACTGTACAGACTACATATCAAAACTTATCTCAAGCAGATCGAAACACTTTGTATGAAGCTCGTGTTAATCCTATTGCAAACTTCCCTGCTGACGGAGTTGTTATTTGGGGTCAAAAGACCTTACAAGCTCGTCCAAGTGCATTAGACCGAGTAAATGTTCGTCGTTTGCTTATTGCAGTTAAGAAGTTTATTGCATCATCGACTAGATATCTAGTATTTGATCAAAATGTGCAATCTACAAGAGATAAATTTACAGCAATTGTTAATCCATATTTGCAATCTGTAAAAGCGGATCAAGGATTATATGCATTCCGTGTAGTGATGGATAATACAAATAACACGCCAGACCTAATTGATAGAAATATTCTTTACGGTCAAATATTCCTTCAGCCAACACGTACAGCAGAATTTATTATTCTAGACTTTAATATCCAACCAACGGGTGCAGCATTCCCAGGACAATAAAGTTAAAATAGATTTATTTGTGCGAAAGGCAGTACTTCGGTTCTGCCTTTTTTACTTTGCTGATATTTATATGAAAATAACAAGGATTTTAAAATGGCATTACAAAATCAAGTAAATGATAATTTAACGGATTATGGTGGACCAGCCGGCGAAGGTAATTTCTGGGACAAGGCGTATAGCTGGGAGCCTAAAAGAGCGCATCAATTTATCATGTCCATGCCCGGGGATGTATTTATTCCTGCATACTTAATTAAAGCGTCTGCAAAACCGTCAATATCTAATGGTGAGATTGTTTTAGATCACATCAACGTTCAAAGATATGTAAAAGGAAAATCTGTTTGGAACAGTATTTCAGTAACATTATACGATGCAATTGTACCATCCGGCGCACAAGCAGTAATGGAATGGGTTCGTTTACATCATGAATCTGCTACGGGCCGAGACGGATATTCTTCTTTTTATAAGAAAGATATTAATTTACGCCAACTATCTCCATTAGGTGAGGTTATTGAAGATTGGACTTTGAAAGGAACATATATTCAAGAATCTAACTTTGGTACATTGGATTGGAGTTCGGAAGATGTTGTTACTATTGAATTAACATTGAGATATGATTGGGCATTCTTGAATTTCTAATTCCGATGCCTAGGAAATTGTGGGAGTCATTTGGCTCCCATTTTTTATGTTCGTACATATTTATATAAAAGTTATAATAAGGAACATATGAGTAAAGTTACAGATCGATTAACAGATCAAAATGTTATTAATTTAGCACTTCAGCAATTTGAAGCAGAAAAAAGAAAAAAACTTCCATCAGTTGTAGTGTCATTAACATCACAAGGAAAAGTATATCCCGAAACACATCCGTTACGGGCTGGGACTATCGAAATGCGATACATGACAGCATATGATGAAGATATTTTAACAAATTCATCATACATGAAACAAGGAATACTGTTTGATAAATTGTTAGAAGCTATTATATTAACTCCGGTTAAAGTAAATGAAATAGCAGAAGTAGATAAATTTGGTTTAATTTTAAATGCACGTATATTAGCATATGGCGCTGATTATGATGTTGTAGTTAAAGATCCTAAAACAGGTAATGAACTTAAACGAACTATAAATCTATCTAACGTATTAAAATCAAAACCTATTACACTACAACCAGATAAAAATGGAGAATTTGTTTATCAAGTTGATAATTCAACAACGTTGAAATACAAACTGTTAATTAATGAATCTACAACAACCGTTAGTGATTTATTAAAAAAAATTATCACACAAATCAATGATACGAGAGACCCGGCTGCTATTGAAAATTTTATTCGATATGAATTTTTAGCAATGGATGCCAAAAGATTTCGTAAACACATACAAGAGGTAACACCTGATTTAGATCTAACTGTAGAAATTGAAGGTGAGGACGGGAGCACCTTCAGTACCGGGTTTCCAATTGGACCAGAACTTTTTTGGTTTTAAACCAGCAGATCGAGTAGGATTACATCAGAATTTATTTAATTTAATTTGGCATGGTGCTGGCAGATGGGACTGGGATACAGTTTATAATATGCCTATTATGATACGTAAACTATGGATATCTAATGTTAACAGAATGGTAGAAGCTCCGGCACCTAATCCAAATACAAGTTCAACAAATAATATTATTCCGAAAAAGTATAAAAAATAATATTTATTATAAAAGTACTTGTACATGAAGCCACAATCAAATAAAGATTTAATACAACGACTTAAACAGCAACCGAAACACGGTATGGCAGATGAAGATCCAATTTCATTACCGGGTTACGGAGAAGCATCTCGTCTTTTAATCGACTATACAAGACAAATTACTGCCGCTACAAATGCTATTGATAAATTAAATGAAGCATCTGCAAAGTCAGTTGGTGCTAATCAAATGGTTTTAAAATTTCAAGAAGTTAGTGCGGTCTTAACAAAAATTGCAGAAAAAGCTATCTTTTTCGAAAGACGTAATGCAGAGTTAAACAAATCTTTTGGGATAACATCCAAGGCAGCTGCTAAGTTAGGTACATCATTAGATAACATAGCTAATACATTTTCATTATCGACTGCGCAGGTTAGAGCATATGCTGGGTCTATAAAAAACTTATTTCCTTTATATAACCAACTTGGTAAACAAGAAAATAAATTTTATCAAGGAATGATTCAGACACAGCATGTTTTACAAACCGGATTAGGAATGTCTGAAGAAGCTGCAAATAATTTTTCACAATATGCAATGCAAGGCGGAAAGAATGCAGGCGTTTTTACAAATGCTTTAAGTGAAATGGCAGAAGCAATGGATCCGAGTGGTACTATGGGTTATTTTAATATGATGGTACAAGATATTGCAGATGCTGGTGCTGAAATGCAATTACAATTCGGAAAAATTCCAGAAGATTTTGCAGCAGCTGCACTAAAAGCTAAAAAGTTTGGATTAGGATTAAAACAAATACAATCTACTGCAGCAAAAATGTTAGACATTGAATCTAGCATCGGAGCTGAATTAGAATATCAACTATTATCTGGTAAACGATTAGTCGATGCTAGCGGCCAAAGTCTTACAAATGCTTTTCGACAAGCAACAATTACTGGCAATGCAACTGAAGCTGCTGATATTA